CCTGTTAACAGTAGGGCAAGGGAATATCTCACAAGGTTTTGAGAACCTATTAGCCCTCTACCAACATTTGCATTCATTGGGTTACAGGATAGATGAACCATTTGATAGACTAGGGTTAGTTACTAACTATGTCGGTAATAAACAACAACCCCAAACAGAGGATTGTCTAATAGATAGATAAGGGATAGATAGAGGGAATGAATAGGGAATGACAAAACTAGAATTATTCAAGTACTACCAAAATGGTGCATCCCTCTCTTACTCAATGTAAATAAGAATGATTCTCATTTGCATAGACTAAGGGTAAACCCTGATCTGTATGCATAGACAGTCCTGGCTGCTTATACAGTAGTAGAAACCCTAAGCTGTATGGAAACACAGTAGGGTAAACGAGTAGGTAGAAACGAGTATGGGGGGGGAGGGGTAGAGTGATGTGTGTAGATATTGATGTAGCCCCCTATCCTTATAAAAAGTCAAAAAGGTAATATCGGTAATCACTTCCTAGAAAGGGAAAAAAGTGGAAACATTAAAGAGAGGTCGAGGAAGACCCAAGGGGAGCGTCAAGATGACCATACAGAGGTTTGCTGATAACCCTCCTATGGTATTGCCTAAGACAGACCATCAGAGGCTCAAGGAGTTGAAGGAGTTGATGATTAGGAGTGGAGGTAAGGATGTTGCTCAGAAGGTGATAGAGATTGCTCTTAATGATGACCATCCCCATCAATTGGTGGCACTCAAGATGTGTTTGGATAGGACTCTTCCTGTTTCGATGTTTGAGAAGGACAAGTCTCAGAGGTCAGCAGTCACGATTAACATAACTGGCTTGGGACAAGAGCCTACAATAATCGACACTACTGAACAACCTGAAGATGTAGAGGCTAAGTATGGCTGATCTCAATTTTTCTCTCTTACCTTGGCAACAACAGGTCTTTGCTGATAAGACTAGGTTTAAGGTTGTAGCTGCTGGGCGTAGATGTGGTAAGTCTAGGATGGCGGCAGTTACCCTACTGATAGAAGGACTCAAGTGTCCTCAAGGCTCTGCGGTGCTTTACGTTAGTCCTACGATGGGGCAGTCTAGGCAGATTATCTGGGACTTACTGTTAGACCTTGGCAGAGAGGTTATTCAGAACTCCCATGTGAACAATTTAGACATTACCCTGATAAACGGGGCTAGGATCTATGTTCGTGGGGCTGATAGACCTGATACGCTTCGTGGTGTGTCTTTGACCTATGCGGTACTGGATGAGGTAGCGGATATTAAACCAGAGGCTTGGGAACAGGTTATAAGGGCTTCTTTGTCAGACAAGAAGGGTAGAGCCTTGTTTATTGGGACTCCAAAGGGTAGGAACTGGTTTCACGATACCTTCAAGTTGGGTGAGTCTGGAGAGGACGAGGATTGGAAATCATGGCACTTTACGACTCAAGATAACCCTTTGATAGACCCTAAAGAGATAGAGAGTGCCAAGAAGACCTTGAGTAGCTTTGCTTTTAAACAAGAGTATTTGGCGAGTTTCTCGAATGCGGGTGCTGATGTTTTTAAAGAGGAATGGGTTAAGTATGGGGAGATTCCTGAACATGGTAGTTACTTCGTAGCGGTGGACTTAGCGGGGTTTGAGGAGGTTGCTAAACAAGCGGCTAATTCTAAGAAGCGGTTGGATGAGTCTGCTATTGCTGTGGTGAAGGTGACGGATGATGGTAAGTGGTATGTCAAGGAGATAGAACACGGTAGGTGGGATATTCGGGAGACTGCCGCTAAGATTCTGATGAAGATGAGGGATTACAGACCTTTGAGTATTGGGATTGAGAAGGGGGCATTGAAGAATGCTGTTTTGCCGTATTTAAGTGATTTGATGCGGAAAAATAACGTGTATAGCCACATCGTTGATTTGACGCATGGAAATAGGAAAAAAGCGGATAGAATCATTTGGTCGTTGCAAGGAAGGTTCGAGCATGGGAGAATTATCCTAAACAGCGAGGAAGAGTGGGATACATTTGTTGACCAACTTCTTATGTTTCCATCGCAAGGTGTCCATGATGACTTACCAGATGCCTTGTCATACATTGACCAGTTAGCAGTAACCAGTTATTTTGATGACTCTGATGCTGAAGACTGGCAACCGATGGACGTAATATCTGGTGTATAAGGACTATCATGGATCAAAACGAGTTTGATGAGCCAACAGAGAATGACAAGGAACTAACAGCCTTTGTTATTGATCATTGTGATAGATGGCGAGACTATCGTAACGTCAATTTCTTGGATGACTACCTAGAATACGAGCGTATTTTCCGTGGTGAATGGGCGGCAGAAGACAAAACCCGTGATTCTGAACGCTCTAGAATCGTTACTCCCGCTACCCAACAAGCAGTAGAGACTCGTCATGCCGAGATCATGGAGGCTATCTTTGGTCAAGGTGAGTTCTTTGACATTGAAGATGATCTTAAAGATGTAAACGGCAATCCATTAGATGTTGAGATGCTAAAAGCTCAACTCATGGAAGACTTCAAACAAGACAAAATCCGTAAATCCATTGATCAGATTGAATTGATGGCAGAAATCTACGGAACTTGCATTGGTGAGATCGTTGTAATGACAGAAAAGATCTTTGAACCCGCTACTCAGTCAATTCCTGGTCAAACTGGTCAAGCAGCCATTGGTGTTGTAGAAAAGACACGCATTGCTGTGAAAATCATGCCTGTAAACCCTAAGAACTTCTTGTTTGACCCTAATGGAACAAGCGTAGACGACTGTATGGGTGTGGCAATTGAGAAGTATGTTGGCATCCACAAGATTGTAGAAGGCATCGAGAAGGGTATCTATCGCAAGGTAGACATCACTCCTACCTATGAAGACACAGACTTAGAGCCAACACAAGAACTTAGCCAATATCGTGATGAAAAAGTGCGTTTATTAACGTACTATGGTCTAGTTCCTCGTGAATATCTGATGGAAAAAGACGTAGAAGTCGAAGAGTTGTTCCCTGATGACTCAGCGGCAGAGGATTATTCCGACATGGTTGAGGCAATTGTTGTGATTGCCAATGATGGACTCCTTCTGAAAGCAGAAGAAAACCCATACATGATGAAGGATCGTCCTGTTCTGGCCTATCAAGACGATACAGTTCCTAATCGATTGCTCGGTAGAGGTACTGTAGAAAAATCCTACAATATGCAGAAGGCTATTGATGCCCAAGTTCGTTCACATTTGGACTCTCTAGCATTGACGACAAGCCCTATGATGGGCATGGATGCCACTAGACTGCCTAGAGGTGCTAGATTTGAGGTAAAGCCAGGCAAAGCCTTCATGGTCAATGGTAATCCCGCAGAGATTCTTTATCCGTTCAAGTTCGGTGAGACCAGTCTGAATAACCTGAATACTGCCAAAGAGTTTGAGCGTATGCTCCTTCAGGCTACTGGTACTTTGGATAGTCAAGGAATGGTTAGTCAGGGTAATCGTGACGGTGCGGGTATGAGCATGGCGGTTGCTACGATTATCAAGAAATACAAGCGTACCTTGGTGAACTTCCAAGAAGACTTCTTGATTCCGTTCATTCAGAAAGCGGCTTTCAGGTATATGCAGTTTGACCCTGAGAGATATCCTTCTGTGGACATGAAATTCATGCCTACTGCTACCTTGGGTATTATTGCTCGTGAGTATGAACAGCAACAGTTCATTGGTTTGCTACAGACCCTTGGCCCTAACACTCCTGTTCTGCCTTTGATCCTTAAAGGTATCTTGAACAACTCTAGTTTGACAAACAGATATGAGTTGATTGGTGCTTTGGACAAGATGAGTCAACCTGACCCACAAGCCCAAGAGATGCAACAAGTTCAACAGCAGTTGGCTTTGCAAGCGGCACAGGCTCAGATTGCTGTTAATACGACACAAGCAGAGCAGAATCGTGCAGAGGCTACTAAGCTGATGACAGAGGCTCAATTGATGCCTCAAGAAGTACAAGCTAAAGTTATTGCTTCTACAACGAAGAATTTACCGACTGGAAATGAGTCTAATGAGTTTGACAAGCGAGTCAGGATTGCTGAACTGATGTTAAAAGAAGCCGATATTAAGAACAAGAGCAAGATTGTAGAATTACAGATGGCTGATAAACAGAAGAATCTGCAACAAGTCGAGAACGACTTTCTTGATCAATTATCTGGAGTTTTGAAATGATTAACATAGATGCGTTGAATGATGACGAGAAACTGGCTGCACTGGAGTCAATTCACAAGTCTATCGAAAAGAGTAAAGAGATCCAAAAGAAGAAGATCACTACCAATGTTGAACTCATTGTTAAAGCTCTAAAGAAGATTGAGTCAGACTTCAAGCAGCGTTATGACGAAACAGGAAAGTTAATTGCCAATCTCAAGAATGGTGAAGATGGTCGTGATGGCAAAGATGGTAAAGATGGCAAGAATGGTTTAAATGGCAGAGATGGCCCTATGGGGCCGAGAGGCTATGATGGTTTGCCAGGAAGAAACGGCATTGACGGAGAAGATGGTGTATCTATAACAGATGCTCACATTGACTTTGATGGAAGCCTGATTATTTCTCTGTCTTCTGGTCGAGTAATCAATGTTGGTGAAGTGGTTACGCCAGATATTGCCGAAAAGATCAAAGTTATCACCAATGGTGGTGGTACAAGTCAATCTGTCTTGGATGCTATTGCTTCTTTACAGGCTCAAATCAGTGGGATTACAAGTGGTTTAGATTACCAAGGCACTTGGAATGCTTCTACGAATACACCTGCTTTAGCTTCTGGTGTGGGAACTAATGGTTACTACTACATTGTCTCAGTGGCAGGTTCTACCAACCTAGACGGTGTGACTGATTGGCAAATAGGCGATTGGGCAGTGTTTAATGGTTCTGTTTGGCAGAAACTTGACCAGACTGATATTGTTACTTCTGTTGCGGGTAGAACTGGTGCTGTCACTCTGTCAAACACTGATATCAGTGGTCTTGGCACGATGTCAACCCAGAACTCCTCTAGTGTTTCGATTAGTGGTGGAACTGTCTCTGGTATTACAGATTTGGCTATTGCTGATGGTGGTACTGGTGCTTCTACAGAATCTGGTGCAAGAAGTAATCTTGGTGCTACTACTATTGGTGGAAACCTATTTACACTTTCAAATCCATCGGCAGTTAGATTTCCTCGTTTCAATGCTGACAACACTGTAAGTGCATTAGATGATGCATCATTCCGTACTGCAATTGGAGCAGGTCAAGGAACTGTTAGTTCAGTTGCTGCATCAGTTCCATCCTTCTTATCTGTCGCTGGCTCTCCAATTACATCTTCAGGAACATTGGCAATTACTTTTTCTGGTACTGCTTTACCAACTGCTAATGGTGGTACAGGTTTAACCTCATTTACTGCTGATGGCGTTGTTTACGCTACATCTACAAGTGCGTTAGAAACTAGTGGTTCTTTGAAGTTTCAAACTGCTAATTCAGCACTAACAATCTCTTCTACTACTACTGCCAAGGGTTACATAGGTTTTACAAACTCAGAGGATGGTGGTGCTCAAGGATATATTGGTAACTCAAAAGCACTGATGGACACGGGTGGAATAGATGACGCTATGACTGTGCGTGGTGAGAACACTCTATTCTTTGCCATTGGGTCTACAGAAGCTATGCGTCTGAACTCATCAGGTTTAGGAATTGGAAAATCACCAGGTTCTGCATTAGATGTCAAAGGTACTATCAGGTTATCGGGTTCAACATCTGGTTATGTTGGACTAGCCCCCGCTGCTGTGGCAGGTTCTACTACATATACGCTTCCTAGTGCTGATGGAACTGCAGGTCAAGCCTTGGTGACTAATGGTAGTGGGGTATTGTCGTTTACTGACTTTACATCAGGCGCTTCTGGATCTAGTACACAAGTTCAGTATAACAATGGTGGTTCATTTGCTGGTTCTGCTAACCTGACATTTGACGGTACAACACTTACTGCTAATGCGTTAACAACCACATCAACAGTCACTATCAATGGTGGTACTGCTAACGGTGTTGGATATCTGAACAGCTCAAAGGTTTTTACAACTGGATCTGCGCTTGTATTTGACGGTACTAACTTATTAGTTGGTACTACTACATCTACTTATAACAATGCTGGTCGCTCATGTATTGAGTTGAATGGTTCAACAGACTCATTGATTGCGTTTAAGTCTGGTGGAACTTCATCTGGTTATTTGTATGGTGGTTCTTCATCGCTACAACTGTATGCAGCAGGTGCTTCTACTGTTTTAACCTTTGGTACAAATGGAGCAGAACGAGCAAGAATTGATACAAGTGGAAACTTTGGATTAGGAGTTACTCCTAGTGGTTCTTGGGGAACTTCGGGTAGTGCATATAAGGCTATGCAATTTGGCATATCTGGATTCTTGAGTGGTCGCACAGGAAATGAAGTTGCTATTTTTGGTACTGGTGCATATAACGATGGTACTAATTGGAAATATTTATTAAACTCAAATAACGCTTCTATTTATCAACAATCTAGTGGCGCACACACTTGGTCTACAGCACCAGCAAGCGGTGTTAGTGGTGCAGGAACTAATGTTACCTTTACTACGGCAATGACTCTGGATGCTAGTGGGAATTTGGGTGTTGGTACAACGACACCTACAAGAAAAATCTCTATTGGTGGAACATCTAGCGCTGTAATGGATTTTTATGCTACGTCATACAAGCGTTATGCAATAGGTTCTGATTCTCGTGGTTTTGTTATTTATGACGATAGTGCTTCAGCTTACCGAATGGAAATCGACAGCGCTGGCAATCTAGGATTAGGAGTTACTCCTAGTGCTGGACTTGCAACAGCAAACTATCGTTTGTTTGAGATTGGTCTTGATGGTGGTGGTTCTATTTATAGCGGCACTAACCAGACGCTTATTGGAACAAACATTGCATGGTCTGGTGGAACTGCAAATTACAAAACAACAGGTAGAGCGCCAGTTTTGTACAACCAACAAAATGGAGCGCACTCTTGGTCTTATGCCGCTACAGGCACAGCAGGTACAGCCATTACCTTTACTCAGGCAATGACTTTGGATGCTGATGGTGATCTAGGTATTGGAGTTACATCACCTGCTGTAAGACTTGACTTGCAACCAGCTACTTATACTTTTGGAACATCTCAAGCAGAAGTAATACGAATTCGTAGTAATGCAAGTGGTGGAACTACAAGTTCAGCTACGTCTGTAGGCGCTATTGTTTGGGGAAATGGGACAACAACTCAAGCTGTTATCAACTCAATTATTGATAATCCATCCGCTTCTAGTAGAAGTTCACTTACTTTCTCTACAAACATAGCTGGCACACTTACAGAGGCGGCTCGTATAGACTCCTCTGGTAACCTAGGATTAGGAGTTACTCCTAGTGCTTGGAGTGCATCATTCAAAGCAATTCAAGTTGGTAGCGTTGGTTCTGTTTATGGAGTTTCAAGTTTTACAGGTGTTGGAAACAACTTTTTCAACGATGGTACTGCAAAATACATAACAACCAACTTTGCTTCCTATTACGCGCAAGGAAGTGGCTCTCACGCTTGGTACACCGCCCCATCAGGCACAGCAGGAAATGCTGTTACCTTTACTCAGGCAATGACGCTGGATGCTAGTGGGAATCTAGGTATTGGTACTACAACCAATATTACTGGTGCAAGAGTAGATATTCGTGGTGCAAACTCAAATGATTTAGCAGACCTTGGCGCACAAGTATTGACTATATTTGACACTACTTCATACGCTCAAAATGTTGGTGGTGGAATTGCTCTTGGATATAAGTACAACACTGGTGGTTCTGTTATTCAGCGCGGTGCAGTTATTAAGGTTGTAAAAGAAAATGCTACTGATGGTAATTACGCTTCAGCTCTAGTGTTTGGAACAACTGCCAACAGCGCATCAACAGCAGAACGTGCTCGTATAGACTCCTCTGGTAATTTGCTAGTGGGTACTACAAGCGTTACCGCTGGAGGTGCTGGTCAACGTGTAGATATAAGGGGCAGTCTTGCTCTAAGTGCGGCAAGTGCAGTCAATGGCGCTTATCAAGAACTGAGTTTCCCTGCTGGTGATTACAAGAAAGCGGCAATTCGTGGGTATAGCGTAGGAACAACAGACGCTGGTGAATTGCGTTTCTATACAGCTCCTGCGGGTGACATTATCAATGAACGTGCTCGTATAGATTCAAGCGGTAACTTGCTGGTGGGGACTACAACAGCTTCTGGTTACAGATTTAAAGTTGAAGGTGGTCCTAGCCTTGTTAAGTATGGTGATTCTTCAAATTCAACTTCGGATTTGTGGAATCCAGCCACAACTGGCAATAATATTTTTCAATTCTTTTACACCGATACAACAGCGACTGCTAGAGGCTCAATCACATATAACCGAGCTGCTGGGTTAACGTCTTACAACACAACTTCTGATTACCGAGCCAAAGACATTAGTGGCTCTGTAACTGATAGTGGTGCATTGATTGATTCTGTGCCTGTTTACATTGGTAAGATGAAAGGCGCTACACAAGAGCGTCCAATGTTCATTGCTCACGAAACACCTGCCTATGCTCATACTGGTGAAAAAGACGCAGTAGATGCAGATGGAAACCCTGTTTATCAACAAATGGATGCTTCTGCTCTTATCCCTGTAATGTGGGCAGAGATTCAATCACTCCGTAAACGCCTTGCAGACGCAGGACTCTAACTTAAAGGAAAATCATGACTTCATATAACTGGCAAATCGTTCAAATGGACAGACTCACTTCAGATGGGTTTGTTGTTACAGTCCACTACAATGTTTCAGCTACTGATGGTGACTATTCAGCATCTACTTATGGCACTTGTGGTTATACCCAAGAGAGTGAATCATTCATCCCTTACGATGATTTAACTCAAGAAGTAGTTGTTGGTTGGGTTCAGACCTCATTGGGTAAAGATACTGTAGAAGCCTCTTTGCAAGGTCAGATTGATGCACAGAAGAACCCTGTTCAGCAGTCTGGTCTGCCTTGGTAAACAGGAAGCCATCACCTGATCTTGATGGCAATTTAAAGGAAAATCATGGGCAACAACACAAAAACCCCAGTGACAATCGATGGAATTGAATATCAGTTTGAAGACATGACACAAGAGCAACAAACTCTTGTCAACCATGTAGCAGACCTAGACCGAAAGTTAGGCTCTGCTAGATTCAATGTTGATCAACTTCAGGTAGGTAGGGATGCTTTCTTCTCCATGTTAAAGCAATCTATTGAAACAGTTACAGATGTAGAGCCAAAATGAACCCAGAGTTGCAACGTTACTACGAGGCAAGGTTTGATTTGTTCTCCCAACAAGGTTGGATTGACCTTATGGAAGACATTGATGTAATGTTGGAGGCAACAAATAATGTCTCTACCATTGCTGACGAAAAAAGTTTACAATTTCGCAAAGGCGAGATTTCTATCCTTACATGGCTAAAAACGCTTAAAAGTGTTAGCGAAAGAGCGTATGAGGACTTGAATGAAAAGAATATATGAATTTGTCTGCGAATGTGGACAGCGCACTGAGTCTTTAGTAAGTTATGAGATTACTGAAGTTCAGTGTGGATGCGGTGGGTTAGCCCATCGTGTCATAAGCGCACCGAAGTTTAACTTAGAAGGTTGGTCTGGGCATTTTCCGTCCTCTTATGGGCGGTTTGAGCGCAAACACACTGATAAGTTAAATGCCGAGCGCAAAGCCAACTCATAAGCGATAAGCCGAGTTGATTATCCTACAACCATTTTGGCAGGAACATAAATATGCTGATTGATGACGAAAAAGAGCCGCTTGGCGAACTCGAAGTTGAAGAAAATAAACCTGAACTTCCTGAGAAATACAGGGCTAAAAGTTTAGAGGAAATTGTACGGATGCACCAAGAAGCTGAAAAGCTAATTGGTAAACAGGCTCAAGAAGTCGGTGAAGTCCGTAAATTAGCTGATGAGTTGTTAAAGCAAAATCTCGGATCAAAACAACAGCAAGTAGAGGCTGAACCTGAAGTTGACTTTTTTGAGAATCCTCAGAAAGCAGTTCAGAATACGATTGATAGACATCCAGATGTACTTGCTGCCCGACAAGCGGGTTTAGAGTTCAAAAGGATGCAGATTCAACAGAAGTTAGCGCAAGATCATCCTGATTACTCCCAAGTAGTCAATGATTCTGAGTTCCAAAATTGGGTGAAATCCTCACCTGTACGTCTAGGACTCTACGCAAAGGCTGATGGTGAGTTTGACTATGATTCGGCTAATGAATTGTTGTCTACCTTCAAACAACTTCGTGGCATCAAGGCAAAAGAGTCTGAGCAAGCGGGTAACGCACAGAGGACTAAGAGCATGAAAGCCGCACAAGTTGATGTAGGAGGCTCTGGAGAGAGTTCAAAGAGAGTTTACAGACGGACAGACCTTATTCGTCTCAAGATGACAGACCCATCAAGATACGAGGCATTGAGTGATGAAATCATGCAGGCGTATTCTGAGGGGCGTGTTCGATAATTTAACTTAGGAAACTTAATCATGGCTAATACCGCATTTTCCCCAACAAATAGTGTAACCACTACCTCCGCAGCTAACTTCATTCCAGAAATTTGGAGTGATGAAATTGTTGCCGCCTATAAAAAGAAC